ATCATTTAAGTGAAGGTTCTACAAATTTATATTTTACCAACGAAAGAGTAGACGATCGTTTAAATAACCTCCTCTTGGCAGGTGAAGGAATCGATCTTACATACGATGATGCTGGTAACAGTCTAACGATTGCTGGAGAACTTGCTTCATTAACCAACCCAGGTGTTGCTGCATTTGGTGGTTTTGCTGATGGAGATTCTGCTGGTGCATCTGGAACTTTAAGGCAGTTCCAAGTATCAGCCGCAGGCAACGTTTGGATTGCTGCCATTGACGGAGGTACATACTAATTATTGATGCCTGAGTTTTTACTCGTAAGGCGTCCTTTTTTAAGGGTTGACGATGACGTCTATTAAACTAAAAAAGTCTTCCGTCGCGGGAAAGGTTCCTGTAGATTCAGATCTCGCGCACGGTGAACTCGCCATCAACTTTCAAGATGGCAAACTTTTCTACAAAGATGCTTCAAATAATATCAAGGCGTTTATAGATTCAGCTGCGGTTGGCTCTTTAATTACCGCTGGGCAAGGGCTAGACTCTGCCGGAGTTAAGACCGTTGTTTTTGACGACACTGTAATAAATGGCGATTTAACTTTAAATAGAGGGTCTTCTACAGATCCCACCATACATTTAACTGGAAATGGTCCAAACACAATAAGATTTCATGATGGTCAAGATGCAAGCGTTACAACTAACGCCGTAGATATTGCTTATCGAACTAGCCCTAACGACTTAAGAATAGAGAGAGCTGAAAATGGCCATATTATGGCTGAGTTTGGTGGCAACGACGGACACGTAAAAATTTACCATGCTAGCTCTAGTAGGCTTGAAACAAATAGTAGCGGAGTTCTTTTTAATTCACCTTTAGCAACTAATGGTGATGTAACGTTTGATTCTACCGGAGCTATATCCTTTGATAAGTCAGATCAATCTCTTAAATTTGGTGATAATTACAAAGCTAAGTTTGGAGACAGCGGTGACTTAGAAATATCTCATAATGGTACTCATGGTGTTATTAAAGAAAATGGAGCTGGTCAACTTCGTGTACAAACAGATATTTTTCATGTATTAAACGCTAATAATACCGAAACATTAATCAAAGCTCAACAAAATTTAGGTGTAGAACTAAATTACAACGGTCTTAGAAGACTTGTCACAGGTATAGACAACGTACAAGTACTTAATGAAGACGGTGGCGCCAGTAAGTTAAAAGTTTCAAGTAATAATAACACGATTGGTACTAATGCTGCTGCCGTTGAACTTTACGCTAATTTTTTCCGTAAGGCTGGTTTATCAATATTTGGAGATAGTATTGGCGCGTCATCTCCAATTGAAGAGTGGTTTATTGGTAGACCTTATGGACAATCTGCACAACCTCTGCATATTACTTCAAATACTTCTGGACAAAAAGCTGCAGTATTTAACCAACTTGGTTCAGTAGAGTTATATTATAATAACGTAAAGAAATTAGAAACTTCTGCTGGTGGTTTAATTGTTTCTTCTGATGCTATTGCACCAAGTTACTCAGGAGATGTAGAAGGTATTATAATTAAGTCTGCTGCAGCAGATTCTGATAATGATGAAAACATTTCTTTTAGAGTTGAAACAAGTCCAGTTGGAGGAACAGCAGATAAAGCATTCGATATTGTACAAGTTGCAAAAAATAATGACGCTGCAACAGACATAGAAGTCAGACTAGGTAATCGATTTACGAATGCAACTACTCCTTCAGAGATCGTACTAAAATCTGATGATGCCTCTATAAGCGCAGATATACTTAGTATACCTGATGGTAGTTCCACCACTAAAAGAATTACAGTTGGAGATTCTAACGACTTTGTAATTTTTCATAACGGCAGTAATTCTTTCTTACGTGATCAAGGTACCGGTGCTCTCTTTGTACAATCAAGTAGATTTATAGTTGAAGATCTAAGCAGTAACAGACAAATAGATGTTCGTCCTGCCGCACAGGTAGAAATAAATTATAATGGAAATAAAAAGTTTGAAACTCTTGATTCTGGTGTAAACATAACAGGTAACTTAAGAGTTAACAACGCGCCATTTTCGAGCGGTATTGATTCAAACGCCGTAACTACGTTAATAGATTCCGCTTACGTACTTAGTAGAGGTGGCGCTTCTATCGAGGTCTTACAAGAAGACTCGAGTCTTTCTCACCTTCAAAGACTTTCCTTTTCTCCTGTAATTACAGATGGAGAAGTACTACTACAACCAAAGATATCGGTACTAGATTCTGCAGGAACTGAAAGCTTACTTAACATTAACTTTGCTGGTGGAGGCGGAGTCGACTCGGCCGCTACTATCGCGATAGTTAACGGCGTATTAACTGATGTTACTTTTACTGGAGACGTTACGTTTGATTCTGCAAATGCTGTCATATTCGACAAATCAGAAAAACAATTTAGACTTGGAAGAGGATATTCTTTACTTATACATGATTCTGAAAGTGCAAGTTCGTTTATGCAACTTAAATCAGATACTAGCGGAACCAATCACAGAATTATTGCTGACGGAAATATGCAGCTACAAGGGGATCGGGTTAATTTAAATAATAGATTTTCTTCTGAAACCATGCTTACAGCCATACATCAAGGAGGAGTAGGAAGAGTAGAACTTAATCATGGCGGTAACAAAAAGTTAGAAACTACGGCTTATGGTGCTACTGTTACTGGAACTGTAAACGCTGATTCTGCAACATTTACTGATAGAATAAAATCAAGAACTGCAGCTTTTTCTATGAACAGTGAAGACTCAAATAGTTTTGCAACTGTAATTATTGGAGAAAGAAATGCTAATGATGGACTTGCATCTCTAGAATTTCATCACCAAGCAAATACATTTTCATCTAAAATTGATGGTGGAGCAAATTATTTTGGTGTTTGGACAAATAAAAATAGTGTAAACGATTACAGAATTATAGCTAATTTTGGTACTGCCGATGAAACTATAATTTTAAAACCTTTAGGTACAGATAGACTTACAGTTAATAAATATGGTGCTGTAGTTAACGGAAAAATAACTGCAGATTCTGCAACGATATCTGGACTTAAACTTCCGACAGCAGATGGTACTGTAAATCAGGCTATCTTAACTGACGGTAATGGTAATCTTACTTTTGGTACAGTAGCTATGAGCGCTGCTGGTGGCGCGACAGGAGTATTTAATAAAGTAGCAGTCAATTCTTTTACTGGTAATAATTCTAATAAAAATTTTACTCTTGCAGCTGCTCCGGTTGGAGGTAAAAATTCTGTAGTTATAACGATTAATGGTGTAGTACAACACGTTAATACGTATTCTCTCTCTGGTTCTACGATCACTCTTGATTCTGCTCCTCAGACCGGCGACGCGATCGAGATGAGAACTCATGATGACTACAGCGCGAACGTACAAATAAGAGACTACACTTCTTTTGTTTATACTCCGTCTACTAACACCACTGCTTTTAGTGGTGCTGACGCTAATGGAAATACATTAGCTTACGATCAAGGAAAAGTTCAAGTATACTTAAATGGAGCTAAGCTTGTAACTGGATCTGATTATACAGAAACAAGTGGAACGACTTTAACATTAGATTCAGCTATTGGTTCTGGAGATACTCTTGAGATCGTGTCATTATCAAAAGCTGCTATTGCAGACTTTGGTGTTTTTCCAGTCGATTCTGATCTTACCACGACATCAGCTAATCAGATAATACATGAATTTAACAGATCTGATTTTAGAACGGTTAAGTACCTCGTGCAACTAGAGCACGATTCTGATAATAAATACCATAGTGAAGAGATATTACTTACGCATAATAATACAACCGTCGCAATGACAACTTACGCTCAAATTTTATTAGATTCTAACTTAGGATCTTTTGATGCAGATATAAGTGGAGCTAACGTAAGATTGAAGCTTACACCGACAAAAACTAACACGAGCGTAAAACTTAGAGCAATTAGGGTAGGCGCATAATGGCAACAAAAATAAAATCATTTAATTTAGATTCCTCAGCAGATAATCATGTTAGAGGACTGATTGATTCTTCTTACATCACGGCTCGAGCTGGTCCGTCTACAGATTCTTCGGCCGTTATTGGATTAATAGATTCTGCGTATGTTAGAGGTCGTAGTGGACTGTTAAGTCAAAACGCTCTAGTCGTACCTTCTTTTGATTCTGCTGGAGCCGCTGGTCTTACTGGAACAGATGGAATGCTCATCTTTAATACCACGCAACAGAAACTAGCTTACTTTGATAGCGATAATAAGTTTAAAGATGTTATAGTAAACTCTCCTCCAGTTTTCACTACACCGTCAGGAAGTTTAGGTACAATATATGACAGAACTCGAGGCGTCGATACGTTTACCATAGCTGCAACAGATCCTAATGGAAACGACACTTTAACATTTTCTGTTTCTTCTGGATCTTTACCAAGTGGCATGTCATTAAACTCTTCTACTGGAGTTATCAGCGGAACTCCTGCTGCAGTTGGTACTGACACGACGACCACTTTTTCGATACAAGTTGATGATGGCAACGGAGGTATTGCAGTTAGTTCATTTAGCTTTGTAAGAAAAGCTCCTATCGTTCAGAGTTATACAGCTACTGATACAATCCATAACTGGGTAAAACCAAATGCAGCAGTAAAAAGAGTTTATGGCATCATGTGGGGTGGCGGTGGAGGAGGTGGTAACCCTAGCGGTCAAGGCGGCGCTGGTGGCGGCCACACGTATGGGCTTATGAACGTTGAGAGCGTGTCAAGTCTTGATATCGTCGTAGGAGAATACGGTGAAGGCGAAAATAGCTATTTCAACAATGGTAACGGAAACGGATGTGGCGGAGGATTAAGCGGTATTTTTACTGACTTTACTTCAAATGTAAATGATACGTGGGATAACTCTATCATGATCGCTGGAGGCGGTGGAGGTGGAGGTAATAATGGCGGCTACCCTGGCACTGGAGGTGGAAATACTGGAGTATCTGGAACTGGAGGCCAAGGAGGCCCGGGCGGAACACAAACTGCAGGAGGAGCAACCGCGTCATCTGGTGGCTCATGCACTGGTAATTGTGTAGGTCAAAAATTAAGAGGCGCTAATGGTTGCGGAGGAGGTCAATTTGACGGTGGTGGATCATTTCCTAGTATGTACTGGGGAGGAGTTTGGTCTGCCGGTGCAGGAGGAAATGGATGTAACGCCGGCGGTGGTGGCGGAGGCTACTACGGCGGTGGAGGAGGCGGTGGATCTCCAAATGGCGGTCAAGGTGGAGGTGGCTCCGGATATATTGGCGGCCACTCGTCTGTAGCTGTTACTGGTGGTGCAACGTTTTCTAATGGTAATTCGCGTAATCCTGCTGGTCTTGGTAATGCAGACTATTCTGGAGACGTTGGTAAAGGAGCTGCTAGCGCAGAATTAAATGGTTTCACAGGAAAGGTAGTGTTGAGGTACTAGAATGAGAGATATCGTAAAAGCTCTTGGATATTTAAACGTTAGTAATTGGGCTTTAGATTACGAGCCTACTAACGAGACTGAATTTAAACAAGCTTTTGGAATTAATATTCTTGATTCCGACGGAGTTCCTACGAGCTTTTCACGAGATTCAGCAGACTTTCCAGTAACGTGGAATCAATTAGTCGAAGCAGATGATTTGATAGCTCTCCGTGAAGTAAGAAATGATATGCTAGTTAAAACTGACTGGCGCGCTTTAAATGATTTAACTTTAGATTCTGATTGGAAAGTTTACAGACAGAGCTTACGTGATATAACTAAAAGTTACAAAAATTTAGATACGGTCGTTTGGCCTGAAGAACCATCATCATAAGGTATAAATAGCAGTATGGGAACAAAAGCAAGAGAACTCGGACAGTTAGCAAAAGTTATAACAGTCCATGACACCAGAGTAGATTTTAACAGAACTATACAGGTTCCTGGGTTACTGGACTCTGCACAAGTGCAGGTTCTTTCTACTGATTCGGCCGAGGTAACAACAATAGCAGATAACAGTGCTCTCTTAAACGCACTTATTTTTGGAGGTTAACATATGCCAAATACTCTTAAAAATGTTTTAAGAACTCAGCTTAGTACTGACTCTGCCACTTTATATACAGTCCCAGGTGCTACAGTAAGTATTATTATTGGAATGTCTGCAGCAAATATAAAAAGCAACACTAATGTTAACTTTAGTGCGGCAGTGCTAGACTCTGCTAACGCACCGGCGACTCATATAGTAAAGAACGCAACCATAGCGCCAGGGGGTACGGAGGTCGTAGTAGGCGGAGATCAAAAGATAATCATGCAAACAGGAGATGTTTTAAAAGCGGTAGCTTCAGATTCAGATTCTCTTGACGTTATAGTATCATATGTGGAGCAAACTTAATGAGTAAACTTGTAGTATCTACGATAGAGACTCAGAATATTAAGTATGATTCTGATACTTCATCTGTTACTATCGCAGCTGACGGAACATTTAATCACAAAGCTCCAGCCGGTCAAATTATTAACTGTACTCATTTTAAAAATAGTACAAAGACATCTTTGTCCAATGTATCGTCTCTTGCTCTGTGGTCTGGTATCAACGTGACAAAACTTATTGCTCAATCAAAACTTATTATTACAGGACTTTTAGTATTTGAAGATGGAAACAGTTATTTTACGGGTGAGTATTGGAAAATTGGATCCAGCGGAAATAGGTACGATGGAATTGTCCAACACGGATATGCCTCTGATGCAGGTGACGCTAATGTTCAATTTGGGTGGCAGATAAACGCAGAATACGACGCTACTGAAACTGGAAGCTTAGCTGTAGAGATTGGTTGGCAAACTGCAAATGGAGGTAATGATACCCCTGGTATAACTTGGAATCCAAATACTACAAATGATCCTCGTGCACAACAAAAGGCATCAACTTTAACTATTTTTGAGGTAGCAAAGTGACTATAAGTTATAAAGATGAAAAAGAATTTCTTGAGAAAGCACCTGAGCGCAGAATGTCTTACTTAAGAGATGAGCGTAATCGCCTGTTGGCAGAGACCGACTGGATGGGAAACTCTGACGTTACGATGTCAGCCGATTGGAAGACTTACAGACAGGCTTTAAGAGACATTACAAGTCAAACACCGAGTGATGATGAAATGAGTAACATTACGTGGCCAAAGAAACCGGAGTAAACTAACAGTGAGTATTTTAAAAGTAAATTCAATACAGGCAAGAACTGGAACTAATATTAATATACCTACTGGATTTAAGCTCGTGCCTGCAGATGGAGCCTCGTCTTTGGTTCAAGCAGGAATGACAGTCCAAACAGTTAGCAAATCAACTGCAAGTGGACAAGAACTCATAACCACGTCTCAAACAGTAGCTAACATTCCAGACATGAGTATAACAATCACTCCCAAGCTTGCTACTAGTAAGATTCTTTTGACGTATACCATGCACATTTATATTAATAGTTTCAGTACCCTAGGATCATGGCAAGCGGCTTTGACTTCGTTGACTCGTTCGATAGGAGGAGCCGCTTATAGTACACTTCAAGACGAGACTACAGGCATGTATACGGTGGCTCATACACAGACAGCTAACTCTCACCGAATGATGGGTTACTATACTTGGCAGTACTTTGATACTCCAAATACTACTAGTGCGATTATCTATCAAGTTCAAGGGCGATCTAAGATCAGCGATGGAAACGTACAATTTAACAGACAATCTTATGGACCTCCTGGGAAATTTACAGCTATGGAGATCGCACAGTAATGCCAATACAAAGAGCAAAAGTTAATATTAGTAATTTATCAAATACTACTTTGAGTGGAACTACGACTATAACTGGAACTTTAAAGACTCCATCGGTTGTGACTACAGAAAACTTATACAGTTTTAGTGGTACTGCATATTTTGATACAGGACTGAATAACCAATATTATCAACCTTGTACATATGATGTTTATATTAAAAGATATGCAGATATTGGCTCGGCGACATTTCCACCGTCTGGCAGTAGTGCGTCGCCTCATGGTTTAAATGCTGCATCTGTAAATGCATCAACGTGGTGTGCTAATAGAGATTTATTTGACGTAATTGGCGGTTGCCAATTATGGAGAGTTCCAGTCACTGGAACATACACGCTTACGGCAAAAGGTGCAGGTCGTGCTGCAAATTATGACGGATACGGTCGTAGCGTAACATGTGATTTTCTATTACGTGCCGGCGAATGGTTAAGAATTGTTTGTGGTGCGCAAGGAGAAACAAATGGTTCAACATTTAGTGGTGGTCATGGAGCGTCATGTATCAGTGTCTTTAGACAAGGAAAGCACATCCCTGTTTTAATTGGTGCTGGTGGAGCAGGCCTATCCGGTAATAGTGCTGGAAGTAATCAGGCAGCAAAACGAGATGCAAAACCGCCACAATCAAGTTATGGCCAAGGCGCGACACAAGGTCATTCATCTGGGCATTTTTCAGGTAGAGACGGCATGGGTGGTCACGGTTCGTTTTATCAAGCTGGCTATGATAGTTATATCGAGCATTGGGGCGGCGGTGGCGGCGGTGGCTGGGGTTCACCAGGGAATGGTGGTAATATTGGTAAAAATTTACATGAATCTCAGGCTGCAGGCAGAGCACTAAGTGAACACTGTCCTCATGGCGGTTACTATGAAAGTGGCGATTGCCATCATGGGGGTTTTGGAGGAGGCGGCGCTACTGGCCAATCGTCTGGTGCAGCTGGTGGTGGCGGTGGATACATTGGCGGTAATGCCGCTTATACAGTCAGTTCAAGTGCAGCAGATGATACTAACATCATGGGAGGTATTAGCTACTGTGCGGCAGCTAGTTTTACAGACAACGGTACACATAGTACCTATGGTCAAGTTCAGGTGAGCTTATGAGTACACTAGGTAATAAAGTAGATTTTGGAAAGTTTTTTAAACTAGATACTATACTAGGTACTGGCGATTCTTCGTATACTTTGTTAAAAGACGGTCAAGGTCAAACAAACCTGATAGCAGAACAACTACTGGTCTCCGTAAACGGAACTATACAGAATCCAGGGTCGGCTTTCACTCTTAACGGTGGAGTGATTACTTTTGCCGAGGCCATAGATTCTACCGACACCATCGACTTTATAACTGTCATGGGTGAGGCACATAGTTTAGCCACTGTGTCAGACGGAGTAATTACTGCAGCTAAGTTATCTTCAAATCTAGGAGTGACTTCTACTCCAGTAAGAATAAATAGTAACAGAATCAGTTCAAATTTTACTTTGGACTCTTCTAATAACGCGATGGTTACAGGACCGATCACTATAGACTCTGGTGTTTCAGTCGTGTTAAACGGATCGTTCACGGTGATATAAATGGGATCTACTTTATCAGTTTCAGAAATAAAAGGACTAACGTCAGGAAGTAACGCTAACACTATCTCTGTATCTAGTGGTCATACACTAAAAATGTCCGGTATGCCTGTACAAATACAAGTTAAAAACATAGCCACTAAGCAAGTAATTAATAATACTGCAAGTGCAACAGGTGTTGACACCATAATTGTATCAGATCCTTTTACACCTAAGTTTGCAGACAGTAAAATTTTTATAGCTATACATCCTGCCATTGGTTCTGGTAATCCAAACGGAGGCTTTGGAATTAAAAGAACTACTGGTGGAGTTGATACATTTGTTCAAACGAATTCAGTTGGTAGCTACAGTACTGGTGCTAATGATATTCCTAATTCTTACTTTTCATTAGATGAAGATCCAATGACACACACTGGCGCAGGTGGTATGGATGGAAATACCAAATATTCTATAGGTACAGTTACAGACATGTATGCGCTTGATACGCATGGAACTGCTCCAGCATCAATAGTATATACCATGACTTTTCATTCAACAGCAGGTAATGAAATTTTAAGAATAAATCAACCAAATACAAACGCAGCTAATGGTTTTCATCAAAGTGTTATTATATTACAAGAGTGGTGTTCATGAGTACTTTACACGTCAATAAACTTAAAGCCGCTGTTGGAACCACAGTTAACGTTGAGAGCGGTCATACGCTTCATCAACCTGGGAGTATCATACAAATAGTAAGAACAACTCCAGCCACTACGAGCAGTGTCACTTTATCTTCAAGTCCTCCAAATATGGTAGAATTTACGTCTGCTGTTAGAACAACAATAACACCAAAGTTTGCCACGAGTTTATTGAGATTAAATTTTTGCTCCTTGATGAGTGGACAAAATAATTCAGCAATTATGTCATTTAAATTTTATGATCAAACGAATAATTCAAACGTTGGATTTTCTACTTTAGGAACTGGTAGTGGTAGAACTTTTTGTAACGCGTCATTTCGAAATAAAGATTATGACGCCAACGATAGAGTTCATTTAAACATGACGGCGTATCAAGCAGCAAGTAACACTAATGCAAGAACATACTCAATTTATGGAATGATTGAATCTGGACAAACTATATACATGAACATGACTACTACAGATAATAATGGATGTTCTTATGCTCCACCTGTTTTTACGATAGAAGAGATCGCACAATGAGCAGTGAATTAAGAGTAGATCAATTAAATACTGTTGCAGGTGGTACAGGAAATATCTCTATCACTAATGGAGTTAAATTAACAGGTGCTGCAGGATCTATAGCAGCACCAGGGCAGGTGATACAAACAAAATCTTTTGTTTTAACTTCAACAGTAAGCTCAAACTCAAGTAGTTTTGTAGATACTGGTTTAGAATTAGCCATAACTCCTTCTTCAACATCAAGTAAAATATTGATAACTGGATTTTTAAATTGTAGTGGTAGTTATTTTAAATCTTATATAATCTTACTCAGAGATAGTACAACTTTATCAATTGGAGATACTGCAAGTAATAGACCACGAGTTTATGCATCAACAAACCCAGGTGATACAGGTTGGGATTCTTATAATGTAACAGCAGTTCCTTTAAATTTTTTAGATTCACCGAATACAACATCTTCAGTAACTTACAAGACGCAATTTAGACCATATTTGAATTCAGCTAGTACAGCATATGTTAACAGATGTGCTAGCGATAGAGATAATGCAAACTATGACGAAAGAAGTATATCAGTAATGACTCTACAGGAGATCGCACAGTAATGCCATTAACTAGACCAAAAAACATAAACGCGTCAAGTATAACTACTGGTACACTGACAAATACTAATTTACCGAGTGGCACATTAATTAACAGTCATACAGTTGATGCTCGATTTGCTGAAGTAAACGTTACTTCTACTTCTTATGTTTCTGTGCATTCAGACTTAACATTTAACTATACGCCAGTTCTAACATCTTCAAAGATTTATGTTGTCGGTGAAATTTCAGCTTCTCCACACGATAATGCAGGTAACACCGCGACCGGTGGAACCTGGGCTATATTCTTAAACGGCGCAGAGCAAGGGAAACAAACAGGAGCACACGAATATTATCTTGGTGGCTCTGGTTGGAGCAATCCGGATTTATATTTTGGTCATTCTATAAAAACAGCTATTTTTACGAACACTAACGGAAATGCCTTAGCAATTGATATAAAAGCAAGAAAATACACCGGTAATAACTTTCGTTTTAATCAAGGTAATCAATGGAATAGTCTTGTGCATGTTTATGAGTACAAGACATAAATAGTATAAATAGAATAAAAACATTGGGGAGAGTGAACCGATGACAGCACAACATAAGGATTTCGTTGTTAAGAACGGAATCATAATTCACAATACAATTACGGTCGCAGGCAGAACTCATTCGAGACTTTTAGATTCTGCAGATGCTAGTACCATTGCTGCAGGCGAATCTATTTCTCTTGCAATTGCATTAGGATAAGATATGCCAAATACATTTAAAGTTAAGACAAAAAAGAATATTGGAACAGCTGACTCGGCAGTTTATACTTGTCCGACTTCGACTGCTACCACGATCATAGGAATGAATCTTGCAAATACCACGTCGAGCTCTGTTACTACAGACATAACGCTCTTAAATAATGACGGGGACAGTTGTAAGATACTAAAGACCGCGCCTATCGCGGTAGGTGGTGCGTTAGTTGCCGTAGGCGGTGATCAAAAGCTCGTGATGGAAGCAAACGATATCATTCAAGTAAAATCAAGTGCAGCATCTTCGGTTGACGTAACACTGAGTATCTTGGAGATTACATAATGGCAAGCACTTTAAGTGTTTCAAAAATTCAAGGTTTAGCTACTGCAGCAAGTCCTACTACTGTAGAGATCGCGAGTGGACATAAAATAAGTGGTAATATTACACATGGAACTGGTTCTGTTTTTCCAGCAGGTATGGTTATTCAAACTGTTTCTACATTTAGTGAAACTAGCTTTAGCACTTCTTCTGGAACGTTTGTTCAACTAGGAGTTACACTTGCTATCACGCCGCAGTTTGCTACGTCAAAAATATATGTACAGTCATATTTTTCAGCAAGGCACACTGGAGGAGATTACGCTTTTGCAGTTGGACTAGGCAGAGGAACAGCAAATAATAACTTAGCGTTGCAAAGAAAATTTACTAGGCACGCGAGCTACAGATCTGGTAGTGATAATATTAGTCAAAGTCAAATGACAGTGGCAATGATAGACTCTCCAAACACTACATCTGAGAGACATTATGGTTTGATGTTTCATATTCATCCTTCTCAAGGAGGTTCAGTTTCGTTAGTTCCGAACACTGGTAATGCTGATGGTAACGATTCATTTTTCATAATGTGTCAGGAGATAGCACAATAATGGTAGCAACACTTAAAGTAAACAAGATCGAAAATGTAAGTGCTGGCGCTTTAGCAGTTGAAGGTCTAATTATTCCAAAAGTTCAAACTGGTTCGATTGGAAATGGTGGCCGTATGTTTATTTTTACTGATTCGTCTAGTGTTAGTTGGATTGTTCATGAATTTAAAATGGGTGGAACTTTTTGGGCACCTGATAATGGATTAACTGCTGACGTATTCATGATTGGAGGAGGCGGATCTGGAGGAGCAGCTACTGGTAATAATGATACTGGTAAAGGTGGAGGTGGCGCAGGTGGTGCCCTTTTCAGACAAGGATTTACAATTGCATCAGGTGGTCACGAAATAAGAATTGGTCGAGGAGGCGCAGGCCAGACAAAAGGAGTTGCGGCTGCGACTCAGAAAGCAACTATGCATAATGGAGGAGACACGTCTGCTTTTGACGTAATTGCTAGAGGCGGAGGCATGGGCGGTGCTTCAGATAATAATAATCGCGCGGCTGAAGGTGGTTGTGGCGGAGGTGGTGGTGCTCGTAATTCTAATAGTGGTTGGAACAACGGGCGTGGTTCAACTCAGGGATCATACACTGGCTGGACATCTTACAGCGGAACAGGCGGCAACTCAGCAGCTAATAATACTTCCGGCGGAGGAGGCGGAGGTATTGGCGGTAATGGTGGTAATCAGTCTGGTGGTAATAATAGTAGTACTTCTCAAGCTGGATCAGGCGGAGCTGGAAGAGATTTTTCATCATACTTTGGAGTGACAGTAGGTCATTTTGGATTCTTTGGTGGCGGAGGCGGTGGAGGTACTTATAGACATAGTACCAACGACATGTATCAAGCTCCGCCTAATAACGGATCATCAAACTATGGTGGTGGCGGTTTTGGCGCCAGTTCAAGAGAAGGTAGTCAAACAGCTCCTAATGTATCTGCAACCGATAAAATGGACGGAATTGACGGCACTGGTGGCGGAGGCGGAGGCGCGGCTGAAGATCATGAGAACATTGAACCCGGTGGAGCAAGATCAGGCTGCGGAGGATCTGGAGCAGTAATAATTAGATATAGGTTAAATCCATAATGACGTACATAGGTAATAGCAATAATACTTCTACAGAGATTCGAACTACGCGTTTTAGATTTACTGCAACCGAAGGTCAAGTTTCTTTTACAGGAAATGATGCTAACGGATTAGGCATGTCCGGACTTGACAGTGACAGTCAAGTATACTTAAACGGAGCAAAACTTAGTCCTGATCAAGACTTTACAGTTCCTAACACATCAACTATCAGACTTAACGTAGCCGCGTTGCTAAATGACATACTTGAAGTTATAGAAATAACGAAGGTCACGGTCGTAGACGTCGGTGGTGCAGCGAAGAGAAGTGGTGATACCTTTACAGGTGGAGTTGCTGCGCCGACTATAACACTGAGTAATTCTTCTCAACCGACAGGGAATCAAGCCGTCAAGTACGTTAACACTCCTTGGTTAGGAACTAACTCGATAATAAGGACGAACGCTAATAATATAGCAGAAAATATTACGATCGATTCTGCAACTAACGGTATGAGTGCAGGACCGATACAAATTGATTCAGGATTTACTGTCACTGTTTCTGGAAACTGGAGTATATCATGAGTACTTTAAAAGTTAACACTATTCAGCCTGAATCTGGAACTACCATAACTATACCTAGTGGTAATACATTAACTGGACCTGCGGGATCTATATCTACACCTGGGTCTGTGGTACAGGTCGTTGAAGCTTTTTTAACTAATGATACCAGCACAACATCAACTTCCTCTATGGTTGATACTGGATTATCAATTACAATTACTCCTAAAAAATCAACCAATAAATTTTACATTAGATTTGATGGACACTCAACAACAGGTTCAGGACATTTTAGATATTTTACTGTAGATAGAAACGGAACAAATATTGGTCGAACAATGGATGATACCCCAGCTGGATCATATACTGGAAAACTAACATATATGGGAAGAGATACTGCTAGCACTTCTACCACACACCATGTATCATTTTCAATTATTGACACACCTTCAACTGCTAGTGCAATAACATATAAAGTCCAGTTTGCAGTTAACAGTGGTGGTACACATTACCTAGGAAGAAGAAGCGGTACTCAAGCAGAGAGTCCCGCAACAATGACTGTCATGGAGATCGCACAATGAGTACTATATCAGTAGATAATATTAAGGGAAGAGGAATCACTGGCAATACGATAAACATATCTAGTGGTAATAAGTTAACTGGTTCTACTGGCTCTATAGCTATCCCAGGCACTGTAATCCAGTGCCAGAATGTACATGTCACAGACAGATCATCACAGTCGATAGTACGAAACGAGTCCGATGCTTCGGCGACGAATATCTCAGGAATGACGTTAAATGTTACTCCAAAGTTTGCTAACAGCAAGATGATAATTCAAGGGAGATGGTGCGGAGAGTTTAGTAGTGTAGCTTCTGCTGGATGGAACAATATGTTTGTAATTCAGCGTGATAATGTTCCAGTGTCGCTTCCAACCCGAACCGGTACACTGATTGTTGGAACTATGCCGGCATCTATAGGATATTACGCAGCAGATAATTCTAGTACGATGGAAAATTGTATGTGGGATACCGTAGATTTTCCAAACACGACTTCTCAAGTCACCTACACTGCAGGAATTTACAGTGGCTGGGCCACTAGTTATACTCTTTATAATAATCGTAACGTGAATGCCTCTACCACTAACAGTTATGAAAGTGGCACGTGCTCAATCGTAGTTTGGGAGATCGCTCAATAATGGCTTATATAGGAAGAGAACCATTATCAGGAAAGTTTGAAAAGATAGACGTATCTTCGTGGACGTTTAACAGCTCGAACGCGAGTTTTCCTCTTGGAAGACAAGTTGGGATCGCCGAGTCTTTGATAGTTTCTTTCAACGGTGTCATTCAACAGGCAGGCGAAGACTATACTTTACAAGCTGGTGGTAATAACATACACTTTAGTACACCACCAGACGCCGGAGACTCTTGCTTTGTTATTCAACTTGGAGATGTTGGTGCAACTCTCGCTACTGGATCTGTTTCGGCTGATAATCTTGCAGCTAACTTAAAAACATTTAACGAGTTTACGAGAATATTTCAAGGAGAATCAGACAGTTGCTCTCTTTCCTTTACTCCTTCTGCAAAAGGAGCGTTGTTAGTATCGATTGACGGAATAGTACAAGCTCAAAATAATTTTACTCTAAGTGGAAATACTATATCATTTGACTCCGCGCTTGACTCAAACTCTGTATTAAGAGTTGTTGACTTAGGAATTAAGACTGGAGTATTCTTACCAGTTGACGGATCAGTTACGGCTGGTAAGTTAGCTGATAACGCGGTCAAGGCGACTAACTTAGACTCTTCTCTTGGATACGGAAGTGCTCCTATAAGATCTAACTTACAACGAATAGTTGGAAATATTACAATAGACTCAAGCAAGAACGCTTCAATAATCGGACCGATCACGTTAGACTCTAGCGCTACGATAACGGTCAACGGAAACTTTACGGTGTTATAATGGCAAGCATACTTGGAATAGATACAATACAAAATACTGTTGGAACTACGGCAGCGTCGATAGATAATGCTGGTAGAATGACGCAACCTAATATACCATTTATTATGTGCAGTTGCAAGGACTCTCCTACCACTACCGTTGCACCAACTAGCTTTACAGGACGAATACCATTACATAATATTTTTTCCAGTAGAGGAATAACACTAGATACATCTACTAACTTGTGGAGTGTTCCAGTGACAGGTCTTTACCATATTTCTGCTGCCGTAAGGCTTAATGCTAACCTTACTTTTTTGTATTGGACTATAGACGACATGACAGATTCTTCAAATCCAGCTATGGTTCAAGGAAGTAAACTTGTATTGGCTCATGGAGAAAATGCTAGTTTTACTACAGCGTCTGGATCTTTGGCTTTAAATTTACAAACTGGCAAAAGTTATCAACTTCGCGCTGGTGCTAACAACGGTGCTTCTCAAACGTTAAATCAAGAACAGACTTGGATGGATGCATATTTAATAGGATAAAAAGATGGTAGCAACGATAAAAGTAGGAAAAATAGCGGCGGCAGCTGGAACCACAGTTAACGTTGAAAGCGGTCATAAGATAACTGGCGCTGCTGGTGCAATGGCCGTGGCTGAATCAATAGTACAGACGCAACAAGCTATCATGCCACAGACTGCAACCACGATATCTTCAACGTCATTTGTTGATTCAGGCTTGCAAGTTAGTTTAACTACAAAGCTATCTAATTCTAAATTTTTAGTCACGATATCCGGTGGTGGTTGGTATGATAATGCAACTGCCAATCAATCAATGTGGTTAACATTTCAAAGAAACTCTGCAGGAGGTTCTTTTGATTACGTTACAAACGGATATCAAAACAATTATGGTCTTATAAGAATGAGTGGTGATGGTGGAACATGGAATATCAAGCCATACTCTGCATCAATAATAGATTTTCCAAGCGTAGCGGCAGGCGTCGCGATGATTTACAAAGTAGTAGTTAGAGTAAATCAAAATAGTTGTCAGTTTACGTCATCTGATAGAGGATCACCGATACTTCAAGTTCAGGAGATTGCACAATGAGTAGAACAAAAGTAAGAGCAACTGGTATTGCAGGTAACACTATTTCAAATTCTATGTTGCATACGGCATTTACCGTTGATTCTGATATAATTTCCGCAAATGCAATAGGGCCGTCTGAATTAAACTTAGGCGCAAACTATGCTTTTACTGGAACTATAACTGGAACACCAAATCATGTAATTCAAACTCTTCAATCAATTAAGACTGACGCACAAGTTATTACGAACGGTTTTGGTTCTACTTTTATTAAAATTGACGGATTAACTGTTAACATAACTTCGCAAAAAGCTAATAGTAAATTTTTATTGTCCACAAGTATATGTCAAGGAACTGCGTACTATAGTTCTGGATTTCAATTTTTTAGAGATGGAAGTATTATAAGCCCAGTAGGTGACGCGTCTGGTAGTAACACGAGAGTAACTTTTGGTGGTAATATTTATGCTGGTAATAATGGCCATGAAGATCACGAAGTTAGAATGCTTTCTTATCAGTACCTGTATAGTCCTTCTGCTGCAGCAGGAACTTCTATGGCTTTTGACGTGCATGGATCAAATTACAGTTCTAGTTACTCGTTATTAATTAACAGGCCAAATGATGCTAGTACAGGCAGCAGTAGAATACGAGGAACTTCGCAGTTAACAGTGCAAGAGATAGCAGCATAATTTATATAAATAGCAATATCATTAACAAGGAGACTTAAATGAAATATGATATACCAGCAGCCCTTCAGGCTCTTAAACCCGGTGCCCAATGGGTATTAAGAGGTGACGCGTGGTCTGGACTAGAGTGGCTCGATAAAGAGCAAACTATTCCGGCAGAAAAAGACGTTACCGATAAGATCGCAGAAATGGACGCGGCCGAAGGAATGAGACTACTTCGATTACAAAGAGACGCAAAGCTTGCAGCTCTAGACTGGGAAGTAGTAAAAGCTTATTCAAATGGTGTCGCGGTTGACGCTAAGTTAAAGACTTACATGCAAGCTCTAAGAGACTTACCAGCTTCTGCAAAACCTACAACTGACGCGAATGGCGAGTTAGTTGCAGATTCGATAACATGGCCAACTAGAGAAAGTTAATGTCAAGAGCGCGAGAAACCGCGAGAGCCGGTTTCTTAACGGAAAAGACTTTTCCAACTGGCTCTAATGTATTATTTAGACTGAACGACACTAACTTAGCTAGCAATATTACTGTAGATTCTGACAAGAATGCTATGGCGTGTGGACCTGTGAACGTAGATTCTGGTGTCACGATAACGCTGAGAGGAAACTTAACGATAGTATGAGTACTTTACGAGTTGATTCAATAAAGAGACTAGGTGCAGGTTCTGCTGATAGTGATTCTATTAGCATAGCTGGAGATGGAAATGTGACTATAAAAGGCGATATAGGACACGTCTTACAGACCGTTCTTTATGAACACTATGATCGACAAGTCGTAAATCTTAATAACTATTATTATTGGGGTCAAACTTCAGCTTCATATAATGTTTCCATAACGACTAAACAAAATAACTCTATTATTTTTTTAAATACACGAATATTTGGTGAGCCTTCGAATCATAACTGTCAAGGAAGACTATACGTAGCTACAAATAACGGTTCTTGGAACATTATGAAAACGACAAACTTAGCTACAACTGGTCACATGCAGTTTCAACCATATGAGAGTAATTATAGTTCCACTCCTTTTCAATCTACCTTTCATACTCTGTTAGATACTAGTTCGCTTACTGCTGGAACAAAAATCTCGTTTCGCTTGTTGGTTGCTCACTCTGGAAATATGACTTTTAATGATTCCGTGTCTACTGCCAACGAAAGCGCTCCATCAAATATCATGTTACAAGAGCTCAATGGAGCTAATACTGTTATTAATAGAGTAGGAACAACTAGTGGAGTTCTTTAATAAATGAGTAAGATAGGAAATACACGTACAGGAATTACACAATCATTTCCCTCTAAGCAGAATATTACTGGAAATGGTGGAACCTCATACACACTTAATCATACGGTAACTCAGCCAGAAGAACTCGAGGTCTTCGTAAACAACGTAAGACAAAACCCAGGCGACGCTTACACGGTTAATCATAATACTATTACTTTTGCTGGAGCGATCGCCAACACAGACTCTTGTTACGCTGTTTTTCAAAATAACATTAATAGAAATCCAGCGCAGTTCGACGTCTCCAGAACTGTAACTACACTTAACGCGACTACAGTTAACGCGACTAATATTGATGCTGGAAATGCATTAAAAACTGATGCTGGAAATAGTCGTCTTGGTGTCGGTGGTGTTACCTCTCCAACGACAAGACTTGATGTAGGCGGAGCAAATACTATTTCAGGACTAACTTTAAGATCTGGCGACGTAAATAATAGTGCTGGTGGTGGAAAACAAATGATTCTTGGTTTTAACGGAACCAATTCTTATTCTCATGCAATAAGAACAAGACATAATAGTAGTTCAAATAGTAATAATGCTTTTTACTTTGATGTTTGGTCAAGTAGTCAAAGTGCGAGTGACATTGGTAATAGAACAGTTGCTGTACTTGATGGTGTTGGCGTAACTTTTCCAAGCCAGCCTTATTTTCAGATGTATGGACTTTCATCTGGTGTAGCTTATAACGCTAATATTACAGGATGGGTTTCGCAACATAACGATGGAAATCATTTTAATCCATCAAACGGAACTTTTACTGCTCCAGTAGCTGGTGTTTATTGTTTTACTGGTTCTGTGTTTACGAACAGAACAACATCTACCGGTGACTATTATTTTGACATGATGCATAATGGTGGAACTCTATACAGAATTTACACGGCAAAAAACGGCTCTGTTAGCAGTCACGTTCAGATTGAATTTTGTAAGACAGTAAAATTAGCCGTAAACGATACGATTCTCTTAAAAGGACAGATCAGCCCAGGCAATATTGCTATAGGCATATCTGGTAGTCATACTAATTTTCAAGGGTTTTTATTACACTAGAAAGAAAGAGGTAAGGAAAATAAAATGCCAAATATAACAGTATCTGTAACTGATACACAGAACAAATGTCTTGAGTACGCTGCAGTTAGCGTTCAAGACTGGTGCGATAACGCCATACATAATAGAGCTCGTGTAGCTCAAGAAGAAATAATAGCAGCGCTGATTGCTCATTGTAACGCAAATGATATTGCCATTGCGACTGGTATTGACGCTCAAATAACACAAGCGTACGATTTAAAAGTTGTCAAGACGGCCGCTCAAAGAAGTAAAGAAGCACAAGAGAGTACACCGTAAAAATGGGATTAAGTAAAATACAATCAAAGGCAATGACTGGTATATTATCAAAAGATAATATCACTATTGACATGAACACTTTTACTGAAGGCCTCGTTTCAAAAGGTATTTCTTTTGAGATGAACGGCGGACTTCCTACGCCTACTGGAAAAACAAGGACTGTTTATAACTATACCGGATCAAATCAGTCACTTGATACGTCAAGCATTAACTACGTTTTTGCTAAGTGCTGGGGTGCTGGTGGAGGAGGCGGTACTAAAGGTGGTTGGTCTGAAGGCTCTATGGGCGGTGGTGGAGGTTACACTTATGGTTTGATAGACACTACTTCTATATCTACTTTATACATTGTTGTTGGACAAGGTGGACCTAGTAACTTTACTTCTTCACCTGCTACTAGAACTTACGGTGGCGGAGGTAGTTATACTAACAACAGTGATAGAAGATATGGTGGCCAAGGAGGAGGATATAGCGGAATCTTTACGTCCAATACTATATCGCAAGGAGCGGCTCTTCTTATGGCCGGAGGTGGTGGAGGTGGTGGAGCATCTCGTGACTGGACAGGAAATAAAGGCGGAGCCGGTGGTGGTTTAAGAGGTGAAGACGGATTAAGTCCTTATGACAATAAGCAAGCTTCAACTGGAGCTACTGGTGGTACGCAAACCTCTGGTGGTTTAGGTTTAGGAAATGCGGGAGATGGTATTGCACTTGGCGGTGGACAAGCGTCCCATGGTGGTTATGGCGGCGGAGGCGGCGGTGGTTACTACGGAGGAGGAGCTGGTTCTTATTCTGAATCTAACACGATGGCTGGCGGTGCTGGAGGTTCAGGCTTCGTAAGTAACGCTATTATTTTTGGAGCCACGATAGGCGGATCCGGACAAGCGTGCGGAGCGCCGGGAGATGTCGATGCTCCTACTATGTCTTCAGGCACTTCATTCAAGCTAAGAAACGCTACTGGAGGAGAACCTTGCGCAGACAATACTGCTACTATTACTGATCAGGCTGGAGGTCACGGGTACGTTGTGTTATATTATTAATTACTGACTAAAGTTTATAAATAGTATAAATAGAATAAAGAATTTAGAGGATTAATCATGGCAAACAGAGTTCCATTAGTCATAACAAATCAAAAACTAAGAGAAATAGCTAATGGTGATACGTTAGATATTAGAGGTAATCGTCTTAAACTTGATAGTAGCGCTATCGAGATGGGCAGTTTAATTCTTAAAGATTCTGGTGGAAGGCTGTCAGTCTTTACAGCTGCAGACTCAACGGTAGCCGCTGGTATAGCAGGTACTAATTTAGTTGACGACACTACTCCACAACTTGGTGGTAATTTAGATTTAAATAGTAGAAATATTACTGGAACTGGCGATATTAATACTACCGGTAGTTTGACAATTAGCGGAAACTTGACTGTTAATGGGACAACTACTACTATCAACTCTACAACTTTAACTGTTGACGATAAAAATATAGTACTTTCATCTGGAGGAAGCGCGGCAGCAGCAAGTGGAGCTGGTATTACTATTGATGGTGTCAGTGCCACGATGCTTTATAATACTACTTCTCACAGGTTTGATTTTAACAGAGGTATTACATCAACGGACTCTTCTGTCTTTGGTGGTAACGGATCGGCAAGTGGTGTCACAGTCGACGATGGTTCTGTTGTAATTAGAACTGGAACAGGATCTGTAGCTTACATAGATCTGTATTGCGAAGTTTCAAACGCACACAGAGTAAGAGTACAGTCACCTGCTCATTCGCAATATGGTGGTAACATAACAGTTAAGCTACCAAACGTAACTGGAACAATTGCTACGGTTGGAACGGCAACCGCAGATGTCTTGTTAATTAAAGATTCAGGAGGATCTACAGTAAAAACAATAAAAGGAGCGGGCAACTCCGCATTATAACTTATGGCAAATCCTACTTCAAGAGAAACATTAATAGACTACTGCAAGCGTAGATTAGGCGAGCCTGTTATCGAAGTGAACGTTGACGAAGATCAAGTAGAAGATAGAGTAGATGAAGCTCTACAATATTATCAAGAATATCATTCTGATGCCACAGTAAGAACTTATTTAAAACATCAGGTTACTGCTACTGATGTAGCTAACGAGTACATTCCAATTTCTTCTGATATATTATTTGTATCTAAGATGTTTCCGTTAGAGAGCTCGTTTAATCAGTCACGTAACTTTTTTGATATTAAGTACCAGATGATGCTTAATGATATAGCTGATCTTATGAACTTCGCAGGAGACTTAGCTTATTACGAGCAAATGCAACAGTATCTGTCATTATTAGATATGAAGCTTAATGGAGTACCGCAAGTACAATTTGCAAGAAGACAAAATCGTCTTTATATCTTTGGAGACTTTGCAGATGGAGACATTAAAGAAGGTGACTTTATTGTAGCAGAAGTTTACACGATAGTAAATCCAACAGCTCATACTTCTGTTTTTAACGATATGTTTGTTAAAGAATATACTACCGCTTTAATAAAACAACAGTGGGGCACCAACTTAATTAAGTTCGAAGGAATGCAATTACCCGGGGGAGTCATACT